AATCCGGTGGCGGCAATTCCTCGCCGCCCTCGATGCCACCGCCGAGCACGTCGCCAATCGCTGTGCAAATGGCTTGGAACTGAACCTCGTAGCATTCGCAATCGGCCTCGGAGTCGACGAAGCAGACTTCGATCAGCAGCGCGGGCATCGTGGTGTGATTGAGGAAGAACAGGTCGCCGGTCTTCTTGCCGCCCCGATCGATGAAGCCGCAGGACGCAATCGCCGCTGAAACCTGCCCGGCAAGCGCGCTCTGCGTCACATAGAATACCTCGGTGCCCATCGGCTTCTCGACCTGCTCGAAGGCATTGAAGTGCACCGAGACATCGAGATCGCGCGTCTGCGCGTTGTGATAATTCACAATTGTGTTCAGATTCTCATTCTGGCTCTGGCTGGTGTTGTCGTGAAAGACCGTTACATCCACGCCGCGATCGCGAAGCTCGTTGGCGAGCTCATCGACCACGCGGCGGGCCTCGTCCACCTCGTCGATGATGCCGCTCGCGCCGCGCACGTATTTGCCGTGACCGGACGATATGACAATGCGCTCATAGCTCATGACGTCCCTCTCAGGTCGGTGGACCTTGGCGGCAATCCCGAATGTCGCGCACCAGATTGGTAATGAGCTCAAGCTGCGACTTGTTGCGCTCGCTCGCGTTGGCGGCGACCTCGCCAAGCACGTAGGCGGCAAAGCCGAGAAAGCCGACATTGACCACCAGCAGCGCGATCGCCAACGGCGTCGACTTCATCGCGTCGATCGTCGCCGAGGCAACCTGGCCAGCCTGCTCGACGACCATGACTCACCTCACGTCGTAGCCAATACGGGCAGCGCAACGTGCCCGATGAGGCGCAGCGATGGCAGCCCGAGCAGCAGCGACACCAGCATGTAAAGCGCAATGAGCGCGACCACCGCGATATAGAGCTTTCGCACCATGTCGGGCACGGCAAAGCCGAACCAGTTGCAGAACCAAAGGATGATTGCCCCCACCAGCAGCAGGATGGCGACAACAATCGCGATATTGATGATGCCGAGCAGGATTGCGGTAAGGCTCATGACTTTACCTCACAAGCTCGTCGAAAAGTTTACATTGAGTGTGTCGCCGTTGACGACCGCCTTGTCGCCGGTCGAGAACGTGCCGGCCGACCACAGCACGCCGTTGGTGTCGTCCTTGGTGTTGACCGCGCCCGACCCGTAGTTGAGGAACGCACCCTTAACGGTGCCCGAGCTCGTGATCGCGAAAGACAGCGCCGCCGATAGCGCCTTGCCGCCTGCCGTGGCGGCTGACCACACCGCGGTCTTGCGATTGCCGGAATAGGTCGGTGTGTTGGCGCCGCCGGCTTCGAGCCATCCCGAATGCGATGCCATGGTGTCGCCGGCCGCGACCGCCGAATACGACACGGACGAGATCAGCCCCATGTACGGCCCGACCACGGTATAGGCCGCCCCGGCAAAGGCTGTGTCTAACATCAGGTTCTTGCCGACGGTGGCGACCACATTCTCGATCACCTCGCGCCATTTGAGCTTGCCGTCTGCCCCGATGCATTCAACCTCATAGCGGCCATGAGCTTCCGCTCTCTCACCGACACCGCTGCCACGAATGACGGACGCGTCATTGCATTCGCGCGCGTTGGCGCGTTCCTCAGTCATGGGTTTCTCCTTTGAGAAGTCGTCAGGACAGAACGACCTTGGGATCTAGGTAATAGGTCGTACTCGGCTTAGCCGCCCGCACCCGCGCATGGATGTAGCCGGCGAGGCCGGGCTGCGGCGAGGACAGCGTGGTGGTGAGCTTGAAGGGGGTGAAGCTGGCGCCGGCCCAACCGCCAAAGCCACTCGGCGGAGTATAGATAAAAGTGGGACCGAATTTTGCGGTGAACGCATCGTTGACGGCGCCGCCACTGCCGAATGATACGACCGGAGCCATAGACCTGCCGGCGACTACAACTCCTCCGATATTATTTGCCGGGTCTTGCAGCGCCAGCGCGCTCAAATTCCATTGGCCATTGTTCTTGCGTATCCACAGCTTGTTGTTATCCGCATCGTACGCAAAACACATCGTATCGCCAGCGACGGCACCATATCCAAGCGACACACCGCTACCATTGGAGTAGGTGTTATTGATAATAGGAAAGTACACGACGCCGCCGTTAACGCCGCCAGCCGTCATGTTAGGATAGGTAGCAGCCGCTGTAGTTATCCCGATGCCATCCGTGTTACTGTGAACCGCCCCGACCAATACTTCGAAGTAATACTTACCCGTGCTTTTGTAGTCGGTGCTGCGGGCGCCGACGTCTGCGGTCGTATCGGCGTGCGTCGCCGTCAAATTACTATTCGACACCACCACGCTTGTCGCAGTAGCGCTGCTGAAGTTGGTATACCCTGGGACATTCCACGTCGAGCTGTCCGCCGCCACCGCCGCGTTCGCCGCCAGCAGGTTCGCCTTGGTCGTGGTGACGATGGTGCCGAGGGGTGACGCCGCGGAGCCGAGGTATTCGACCTCTAACCAGATATCGTCGTTATTTGGGAGCGTGCCGGCGTTGACCGTGCCATAGACCGTCACCGTGACGTTCGTGCCCGTGGTTGGGTTCCAGATCGCATAGGGCTCGGCCTTGTAAGGCCGCAGCCATTGGCCGTTGGCCGTCGTCACGATCTTCCTCGCCTGCGCCTGCCCGGTCGGATCGGATGCCCCGCCGACGCGGGTGATCGAGGTCTCCGTGGTCTCGGTTCCCTCGTAGGCATACCGCGTGGACTTGTAGGCGGTAGCGGCGCTGTCGGAACGGACGAGTTGATTTATTTCTCCCCACGCCTGCGGTGTTGGTATCGTCATGGATGCATTCAACTTACAGTCTTTAATCAGCCACGGTCCCATTTGAAAAGCAGAGGCTTGCTTGTCGAGTGCGCCTGTTATCTGACTGAGGTCGAGCGCTTCCAATGTGAGACTATATGAACGGCCGGTGGAGCTTTGCCCAAGCAGCCCACTTGGTACCGCCGAGCCACTTGCCAGCACCGGCCCTGTGTTCTGCCAAGTAAAAACGCCGTTGCCTATGTCAATGTAATGAAGAGCATTGCCAAAATAGACGGTGCAATTATTCCATGTCACCACACTCACGCCACCGTTGGACACTTGTATCAATGCGGCTCCAGCAAAAGTGGTCGCCAGCTTGAATAAACATCTGTCGAAATAAATAAAGCAACTAAGCTGCCCTCCTACATAGGATGCGACACCGGCCGAGCCGGCTCCGACCACAAATGAAATGCCATAAAGATAGAATGCCGACCCCCCCCCTGTAGGGTTGAAAGTAATATTCACCCCAGCCGTCGTCGAGATTGAGGCCCCTGCTGTGAGATCGCTCGTCCCCGGTGGATAGCTGCCGGAATGATTGTGGCAAATGATTTTGCCAACAGTCGTTAACGAAGAACCCGCAGGCGCGATCGTAATCGCCGTCGCTTGGCTTTCCGCGTGGTTATCGCCGACGTAGACCGTGTTGCCGGCCGCGAACCAATTGGCGGCGCAGGCGTTGGCGAGCCGCGCGTGCGGGGCCTGGCCGCCGGTGAAGTTGCCCACCACGCCCAGGCAGGTCCATGTCGTCGTCCCGTCAGCTTGTGTCGAGCCTGCAGTGTTATTCGGCCATGCAGGCTCGCTCGCTCCCATCGTGCCAGCGGTAGTGCAAATCCAATAGCTCGCACCGTTATTGCGCTGGATGATCGCACCGAGCGTCGGTGCGCTAAGCGCCTTCATCGCGGTCCAATTGGCAGTGTTCGTTAGATCGCCATTGATGGCAGACGCGCCGGTGCACTCCTGCCACGTCACTGTGTTGTCGGTGGTCTTGGCCCCGCGGGTTAAAACCCAGGTCGGCTCGGTGGTTGCGTGCGTGGTGCCGGCGACAATACAAACAAATACTCGTTCACTGCCGACAGCGGGCGCAGTGTTCTGCCGCCGCAGCGCGCCGGCCGCTATCGTCGCGCCGGTCGCCCATTTGGCAACGGCGTAATAACCAGTTGTCGACTGGTCACCCGCGTTTGCGTACCAGGTGGTGTCTGCGAAGGCCAAGTCTTTTATCCCTCGATATAGATCACAGTCGGTTGCGGGATGGACGGCATGATCGGGCCGTCGAGCGCGACTATCCCGTTAAAGGGCGCCCCAGCAGTCACGGAATTGTCGACCAAATCAGTCGCGCTTGCCGCCTCGACTATTGCCGCGCTTAGAATCGAGGGCAACGAGCCTGCCAGCAACTCGACAGCATGCCCCGCCTCATCGATGCGAACGGCATAGACCAGCCCAGCATTGACGATGGCCGCAGCGCTCGCCGCCTCGACCATGATCTGGCCGAGGTACGCGTCGACGAACTCGCGCACCGATGCCGGGTCATCGACGAGCGTGGCGAACACGACGTTGCCGGTCCCTGGCGCATCCACCGCAGCAGCGAGCTCGGCGACATCGGCTGCGATCGCCGCCCGCCGGGCCTGTTGGACGACATGACAGACAAGCATTCAAGGTCAGCCAGCAGTAAACGTGGCGCTTGGTGGGTCCATGATCACACTCAATGTGAACGTCAGGGTTTCTCCAGTCTCGGCCCGTCCAGATTTTGACATCGATTGCTCGTCAGATGGTATTCCGGGTATACCTGCGACCGCGCCGGCGCCCCATTCATAATGATTGTCTTGCGAAGTTGAAGAAAGAAAGTCCAGCGGTCTCAATTGCATGACGACGGTTATACTAATTTCCTTCTGGCCCAGAAACGGCGTTTCGGCTCCAGAACTGCGGTATCTAACGCTGCCCGCCGCGGCTCCTCCGAAGTGCTGTGCAAGTTCCCAATTCGCTGTAAGCGTACCTGACCCATCCGGCATGGTCAGATCGGTCGTACCGCCATAATCAGCCTCGGTAAAAAAGGGCGGCTTTGTAAAACCTTCCGGTAAGTTTACCTTGAATGTATTTGGACTAAGTAAGGGAAGACCTTCTACCGATAATGTCGCAACGGTCGGAGTGCCGTCTTTATAAAGGCCTGTCGGTGTAGCAGAAAACCCGAGTGATAATGGTGCTAACCCGGCCGCTGGCTCAGGCCAGTGAACATTGACGAAGCGCGTCAATACATCCTGGGAATATGCCATCAGATATCCGTACGCAAAAACGGCAGCGTCACCGAGAGCCCAGACGGGGTGGCGTTATTGGATTGCGTGACTTTAAGCGACCAGATGTCGCCCTCGGCGAGAGCGACAGTGGCAGGAATATTGAACGCGCCGCTCTGTCCGCCGCCAGCGTCGAGGGTGGCGCCGGCGGTGAATGTGATGGTACCGATTTCGACCCGGTTTATTTGGATTGAAAGGATAATGTTGGCCCCCGTGCCGATCCCAACATCAAGATAAGCATAAGCATGAGCATTGCCGCTTGGCAGTTGCATGGTCCGATTGGCCGCCGCCTGGAACAGCACCTCGCCAGCCGTGCGCTGAATGCTGCCAGGCACAAAGATCGCAGCGTCGTAATTAACATCGTAGAGCGGCATCCAGAATTGATAGAGCGGATTGCCGCTGCCATCGGTCGCGTTCGGGTCGAAGGCCGCCGGCAGTGGCGGCGTCGTATGATCCACCAGCACCTGAAACATGCCGATACTGCGAACCGAGATCATCTGGCCGCGGGCGTATGGAGTGCTGTTGGTCCACTGCCCCACATAAGAAACAATCGCGATCGGCAACGGAATAGTTTGAGTCGTTCCATCGGTGAAATGGAACGTCATGCTATTTGACGTATAGGTAACGGTGTCGATGCGCTTGCCTTCGGCCAAGTCCGCATTCAGCGTGACAATGCGCTGATCGACATCATAGAAATTGCCATCGACCTGGGCAGCGCTATTCGGCGCGCCGGTGCCGGACCCCCAAGCCCCACTCGTGACGAAGACTAAGCTCATGTTACCGCACCAGGCCCCGCTGCAACGTTTTGACGTTGTCGACCTCCGGCGGATCGTTATAAACCACCTTTATCGGTCCAGCAGAGGTGTCAAATCTAACTCCCCGTAGGCGCTCCACGTCGACGTAGGTGTTCTTGTCGATGTTGCTTGTATCCTCGCGGGTCGAGCCCCCCTGCTGCTTATCGTTCTTCTTGTAGACCCTTTCTGTATCGTATTGCCGCACGGCTTCCTTATGGGGCTGCTCTTGTGAGAAGCTGACACTGAACGTTGATGAAATGCCGAGGAAATTGCCGTCGCCGCCGCTAAGAACAAAAAGGCCCTGACTCGGATCAGGTACAGGCGGAAGAATGCGAGGTAGAGCGGGACGAATGTTAGGGAGGATGACCGGCCTAACGATAACCTCAAAACCAGCCATCACGCCGCCTCCAGGTCATAGCCAGTGGGAATTTTCAGATCGGTCACCTGCAGATCGTAGTCGCTGGTAAATTCGCGCGTCATGCTCTTGAGCTTGAAAGTCGCGCGAGTCTGAACTTTTTTTATCTCCTCGCGAGCCACAGCGAGAGGCAAATGAGCGAGATGACTTGACTGCACAAATGCTGGGTTCTCAACGTTAAGCGGTGTCTCAATCACATCTTCAGCCCGCAGCACCGACAGAAAATCAATACCGTCGTCGTTCGGATTGGCGCTCGGAGGCTGGTAGCCTACCGAGGAATCAAAAAGCACCGTGCGTTCTGTGAACTGCTGATAATCGGCTCCGGTATAATCGATGGTGCAATAGGTCGGCGCTCCACCGGAAGCGACGGCCGAACCACCACGGCCGATGGAACATCCAATGCGGACCTCGCAACCAATCCGACCGGCGGAACCATCGAGTGCCAATGAATATCCGATGATCTTGCCCAATGCCTCGCCGACCCTTGGCTCGACCAGAAACACGTTCTTGCGCAGCGTTATTTCCGGCATGCGCGAAAGCTTCGGCGCAAACGCGATCTGCACCACCCGCGCGCGATGCATCAACTGTGCGCGCGCCAACGCAATCAGATGTTCGATGCTGCCGTTGCCTCGCTCGGTGGCGATATAGGAACGACGCCGGGCGTCCCCGATTGGCTGATAGGCAGCGGCGCCATCGCCAATCGTTTGACTCAGGTTCACCGAGTTGATATCGGCGATCTGCAGCGCCTCACCATCCTCGGGAGTAGTCAGAACATGCTGGACATCGGCTACAAGCGTGAGCGACACGCGCTCGGTGCATTGGCGATTGGCCGAGTAGCCTGCCAGCAGCGTGACGACGAACGTATTAAGCGTTAGCACAGAAGCGGTTGCGGTGGTATTGCGGCTGTATGAGGACGTATAAGTTGATGTTCCAACATCGGTCGTTTCACCGGGCGACGTTTTTACTACAATTTTATCTGAATATGTATCTGGATAAGTAATTGAGCCCGGCGGCGGAACGAAGCCCGTAACGGTCGTCGTAGCGGTTGTAGTCCAACTTGACGGGCCAAACCACGATGTATCCGGGAACTTGACAGTCAATGTGCTGCCTCCCGTCGCCGTCGTCATCGTATAGCTGTATTTCGAAGAAGCCGTCGCATCGGCGGCGACCCACCCATCGCCGAGCGTTGCCCCAGTCTTCGGCCATGAATTAGCGTCCAAGGTGAACGAAGTAATATAGTTGGGTCCAGAGCCCGGCCAGTTTCTGATGAGATATTTAGTTAGGTCAACATTTCCGCTTGCCGATTGTGTCCAGGTATATGTGGCGCTGACATCAACCTGTGTGAGCGGTCCGCTTGTGAGACTAAGAGCAAGACCGTCATAAAGCACCTTGCCATCTTCGCTGGCGCCGTCGAATTCAACAAGACCGTCCTCACCGGTGATCTCATCTGAGACCGTAAGGACATGGGTCTCGCGATCGTAATGCCAGATGGCGCTGTAGCCCTCCAGCACGACCTCCGGATCGGCGCGACGCGACGGGTCGATAACCACCTCATCATAATACGGCAGCACGCGAAGGCTGTCGGCTAATGCATTTTTCTGCGCCGTGAGGTCGATCGGCCGTGCGACGAATTCCAGGGTCACCAACTCTTCGAAGATGCTTGTGGGGACACCGACCAACCGGCCGCGAAACCGGATCAAGTCAGGCCCGCAATCGAGCGCGAACCACGCCCAGATTTTGCGGCCGGGACCAAGCAGCCCGATCGGATCGCCCGCCGTATTGCGTGGCCGACGGACCACGATAGTGAGGCTCGCCGGGTCGCCTTCGTCCTGCGCCAGCGTGAACGAGAACACATCCTCATCCCAGCGCATGTGCTCAGCCCCGAACGTCGTCTCGTCCGGATCAATCCAGGCGAAGTAAGGCATCCCGGCCGGCATCGCTCAGACGGTCCTCTGCTCGGCCTCAAGCGTCCACGCCACCTCGGCCGCCCATTCGTCGCGCGACGTATGCCAGGACGTCACTTTCGCAAGAATGGTCAACACGTCGCCAGCCCCATTGGCGGCACCTAGACCTGGAATGCAGGTGATGGTGACATCCTGGCCCGGCCACACGTCAGTGAGTTCCGGCGCCTCGTGATCGGTGCAGGTGATGGTGACCTTGTATTGCCTGAATTGCGCGACCGAGATGTCGGCCAATGCCCCACGGCAGTCCCGCGCGACGTTCTTGGCTTGATCGATCGGCGCCAACGTCATGGTGATGCCGCGCACGGCATATTGCGAGAAGTCGATGCCGTCGATCGCGAGCAGCGTATAGGCCGGCATCAGGAATACCTGCTGGGCTTTCTGCCGCCACTTCTGACCTGCGACATGGCCGCCGCCTTGCGCAATTGGTCGACCACGTCGGACGAGGCCCGCAGCCCGGTAATCTCTGGCAGGCCCGGGAAATTAATGGTGACGCTATTCATGCCACCGCCGGCCAGCGCCGGAATCGAGAGCGTCGGCGCCACCAGCCCCCCGAGCGCGAACCGCCCCATGCCGTCGAGCACGTTGCGCAGATTGCCGCCCGAGCGCCGTAGCGCCTCCAGGAAGGCGAGCACACCCGGCTGCGCCACCGCCCTGGCCGGCGTGATGTACTCCCCGCGCGAGACCCAGGCCAGATTGCTATCGCTCGTGCCGGTGCCACGACCGCCGAGCAGGCCGCCACCCGCGAAGCCATCGCCGCCACCGCCACCCCCAACCGCGCCGCCGCTGCTGAAGCCCAGGCTGCTGATCATCGCGTTGAACGTGTCCTTGATCCACTGCCAGGCACTCGCAACCGGGGTGGTGACGAACTCAACAATGGCGCCATACGCTGCGGAAATAGCGGAGCCGAGCCCGTCAAGGGCGCTCTTGAATGTATCGACGATCCATGCCCACGCATTCGAGACCGGCGTGGTGACCCAGTCCGTGACGGCTTGAGCGATATTGTTGCCAATGTCCTTGAATGCGGCGACAACCTCGTCTGCTTTGGATTTTGCGTGTGCGACGAGCTGATCCCAAAACACAGCAATCGCAATCCCTGCGGCGATGATCCCTATAACGCCCACGGCGATTGCCGCTGCCGTACTGCCAAATACAACTCCAATCCCTCCAATTATGACGCCGAGAGTTGTGAATGTCGCGGCAACGACGGTCGCGGCGGACCCCAATGCCTGCAGCGCACCTGTGTACTGCGCGATGATCGCAATCGCGGCGACATCGGTCCCCGTCAGTTGCGTGCCAAAAATCCTGTTAAGCGATGTGGCCGCGCCCTCGGCGACCTGTCCGAGAGAAATCAGAGCTTCCGCAATCAGTTTAATAGTGCCCGGAATTTGTTGGCCAATTTCCTTGAAGCCGTCGACAAGGGTTTTCACCCATGGAACCTTCATGGCCTCATCCGAGATCGTTTTGAATGCCTCGACCGCAGCCTCGCTGAACTTCGCCCACGCTCCCGCAAAGTCACCAGCGAACAATGCCTTGATCGCTTCGCTAACCTTCTCCAATGCGCCCGGAACCAATGCCGCTACCGTCTGCGCACCTTCCTTTAGTTGATCCCAGAACAACGCCACCAGCACGATGAGCGGAATCAGAATGGGAGACAAGGAAACGAACAGCGAAATCAATGTCGTGATCGGCGACAGCACGAATCCAATGCCCTTGAGTGCAACCGCCAGCCCAATCGCGGCGATCGTCGCGGTGATGAAAAACGCCGCGACCTGACTTTTCGACACACCCTCGAAACTCTCGGCAATCTGGCCGATCATCTCTCCCAGTTTCTCGCCAGCCGGAACGAGGACGTCATTCCAAAGTCCCGCAAGCTGATTGCCGACTTCAAGCAGAATCTTGAATGCAGTCGCAGCCGGCGTTTCATCGCCAGCGAGGTCTTTCAGAAACCCGGAACGTCCGGCCTCGCCCAGTCCGAGCCAAGTCTTCAATAGCTCGCGCGAGTCATCGACAAGTTTCGTCAGCCACTCTGTCTTCGCCAGTTGGCCGGGCAGGAACACCGCGCCGATCTGATCCCTGGTGGCGCGGATCGCAGCGCCGAGGTCCTTCCACGCATCCGTGACTTTTTTGCCCATCTCGACCTGGTCGGCGGACAATTCACGACCCTTTTTCGCCATCGTGTCCGCGGTATCGATCGTTGCCGTCTTTGCGGCGAGCAGAGCCTTGATAGTGTCCTTCCAACTGTCGCCGAAGAACTTAACTCCGGCCGCCGCCTTGGCCGCCCCCTCCGGCATTTTGTTGATCGCCTCCGCGACGGTGCGCAGAATGGTCAGAGGATCTCCAGTTTGAAGCGTCTGAAGAGCGATGCCCAAGTCGTTGAACAATTTTACTGTTGCCAGGTCTCCGTCTTTCATGGCCTTAGCCAGTGCCTGCAGATTCGTGTTGACAACGGAGACCTGTTTGCCGTTTTCCCCCATCACCGTGAAAACCTTTGATACCTCCGCTGCCTCTCCCTTGGCCTTGTCCAACACTTTCAGCGCTTGTTCTAACGACTTCGCGAAATCATCGGACGATCCGCCCGTGCCTGCGATGGCGGTTCGCAACTGAACCCATTGTTCCGTGCTCAATTTCAGCTTTTCAGCCTGATCAGCAATCTTTGCGCCGGTTTCGGCTGCGCCCTTCGTCAGCGCCGACACCATGGCACCGACAGCAGCGACAACGCCCGCAGCGGCAATCTTGAATGCGGTTGCACCCGAGATCAGGCTGGACCCAACCGTCTTACCGACGTTGGCGGCCTCTTGTCCGGCCTTAGCCATGGTTCCCGCAGCCTGTGCCGCTGCGTCATTGGTCGCATTCAGTCCAGTCGTGACCTGCCTTGCGGCGTCGGCTCCTTGTGTGCCGAACGCTGTCGCGGCTCGGGCGAGCTCCTGAAATTTATTGCCGAGTTGCGTGCCGGTTGTGATGAGGTCGCTGATCGCCTTCTGAGCTTGCTGAAAGCGCGCAGGATCGACCTTGGTTTTCTCGGCGGCATCCTGAATTTGCTTGAACGACTTCTCGCCGGCCTTACCGAGGTCTTCAAGCGCCTTGCGGACGTCGTCGCCGCCCTCCAGGCTTATTCGTTGGCTTATGGTCGCCATCAGCCCCTGATCCGTTTCTCGTAGAATTCGGTCATGCGCCCTGCCGCTAAAGCGAAGATGCTATAGAGATCGAGCCGCTTGCGGATGTTGACTTGGCTGACGCCGACGAACAGCGGTCCCAGTTTCCGGTTGGCGGCGTCGAACAGCAACGGCGGCTTGCCGGCAACATTCACCGACACCAACCGGCGACCGTATTGCCTCGGCGAATGAATGCCGCCCGGCAGGTTCCGTTCGAGCGGCAACCACAGCAACGGCCGGCCGCGGATTGTGGCGCCGCTCTCGAACACCCTAGCGAACGGGATGGTGTCAAAGATCAGCGCCGCGGGATCGCCGCCCTTGTTCGGAAAGAACTTCGACGTTAGCGCCGCCCGCCAGCGTGCCGGGAAACCCGCGCCCGCGATATTGGCCCGGCCCTGCTCTACCGCGAATGCAGCAGCATCCTGCACCGCGCCGGCCCTGGCCTCGTCGATATCCCGCGCGATTTCCTTGATCAGCCGCTCAAGCACCCCTTCCTGCTCAGAGAATACGAGTTTCATGTCAGGTCAGGATTGGCACGAATGAGCAAGTTTTGGCACGGGACGCCAAGACGGGCGCTTTGACATCGGATAGCGAAGCACGTCGGAATGAAAGGGAAAGAAATCGTGCCTAAATTTCTATGCTTGATATGTGGCATTGGATCGGTGCTCTCAGTGGCCGCTTGCGGAAAAGTGACCAGTACGCAATCCGCCAATCAACCCACGCCTGTAGCCATCACTCAACCCACGCCTGCGACACTCGCGGCTCACGCATCAGCAAAAGCAACTACCGGACCATGTCAAACCCCGAATGACCGCGATGCCCGTGGTCATCGTTGCGGTGGCCGCGCCGCCAGTGAGCGCAAAGGAGGGAGGTGATGCATCACCATTATCCAAAAAATAGACCTTGATGCCCATGCGATTTGCGAGGAATAAACCCAGTCATGAAATCAGCTGCTCAGTTTTTCCTCATCGCCTGGCTCGTCTTGGGTGGCGTCTTCGCGCTCATCGCTTGGTCAACAACCCCCTGGCTGTGGCTCCTTTTCGGCCCTCTGTGGCTCGGATTTGTAAATCTTTGGGGTGCCGCAATGGGCATGATCCCTTATGGGACCAAACTTTCCGCAACTAAAGTCACCCGCCCAACTCCTTGAGCGCCTTATCGATCGATTTCTGATCGCCCTGCGCGCCCATCGCGGCGATCACCAGATCGTTCGCCCGATCCTTCCGGTCGAGCTGCTCGCCGAATTCGAGATAGGCTGCGATCTGCCGCGGCGTCAGCGTCATTGCATAGTCGGGTGTAAAGCCGGCTCGTCGGCCGAGGGCGACGACGGCGACGGCGATTTCCGCAAGCGGACCTTCACTGGCTTTGCCCTTTCGTCCGTTCCGCCGATGAGGCCCGTCAGCGCCTCGACGAAAGAGCCGATCCCGTTTGGGAATGTCAGCCGAAAAATAGACGTGAGAAATTTCAACTGGTATTCGGGCAACAGCTTCGCCGCGTGTTGCTCGTAGGTCTCGTCAGCGAGGTGCCCGCAGCCCGCTGCGATGATCGGGCCAATGGCGGTGCCGCAGCCCTCGATCAATCGCGGGACCAGGTTGTCGCCGAGGCCGCCGCTGACCAGCGCTTTCAACTCTGGAAACCGGGCAACGATCGAGGCGATGGCGTCAACAGAAACACCACGCACATTGATCCGCTTGCCGTCGATCCTGACGACCTCGACCGCCGTTGACGGTGCGATATCCAGCAGGTCGGCCATGACCGCAGCTCCTATGGGACCACCGGTGCTTCGTGCACGGTGAACACGCCGAAGTCTCCAGTGGTGTCATCCTTCTGCACCTCGGCCTCGATCTGCAGCGTCGAGAAGTCGTCCGCATCGGTGATAAACGAGAAGTCGCCGGTGGGGTTGATCGAGATGCGTCCGGTATAGTCAACGTGCTGGCCGATATCATTGGTGCCTTCGACTTTGATGAGTCCGGCAACCTCGTTCTTTTTGAAAGCAGCGATCGAGATGCTGCCGTCGACATCGGGTGCCTCCAGCTCGCCCAGCGTGAAGATCGCCAGGTTAGGCGCGTTGATCTCGTCCAGCGTGAACTTGATAGTGGCGCCGGTTTGCGTGATGGCAGAGAAGTCTTTCACTTTCACGCCCTCGCGCGAAGAGAAGTGCTCCTTCTTCTCGATGGTCGGCGACCACACGAAGCTCGGCGCGTTGCCCAGATCGAGGAAGTCGGCGGCGCCATCTTCCTTGAACGAGACGATTCCCTTGCCGATGTGATAGTTCTGAATGCTCGGTGACGCGGGCATGGTTTATAGCTCCTCTATTTTGAGTGCGTACTTGAACATGAACTGAGCGCGCAGCGCCCCCTGCAGCGACCGTCCCCAACCGAGGTCGGTCTGGCAGCCGAGATACCGGATAGCGCCATTGCCGAACCGCCCGGTCTTAACGATCGTCTCATTAAGCTCGGTGTCGGTCAGTACCCGTTTGATCAGTTCCCGCCGCAAGACGCTAAGGTCTGATCCAGCTTCGTCAGCCTGCTGTGCGATGACAATCTCGGGATGCATGCGCACCATTGTCGGCCGGTTAGGAGGCCGCATCGACAGATCGGAGGCATCGTTGGTTTCCTCGTCGCCATCGAACACGATCGCCGCCGGCAACTGGTCTTCCGGGATCTCGACGTTGTTGCGCTGCGCCGAGCGGATGTTCGGAATGGTCGCGACCACCACGAGCAGCCGCGCCAGAATG